TCACGGTGTCGATCATGCCGGCGGCACGGAGAGCACGGCGAGCTTGAAGCGGTGTTACAGCAACAGGGACAGGCGGCGGCGCTGGCTCCGGCGAAGCGAATGTCTCGCCGTCATAGGTCCACCCCGGCCCGGCCGTATCTGTCTCAATCCAGTTGTCGCCCAAAGGCTCATCGGCCAACGCGACGTTGGTGACGAGGCCATTTTCGATGATGGCATAGCGCTTGCTCAAGTCAGCCTCCTCACCACGCATAGACACGGATCAGGCCGGCCCCGCCGACGCCTCCCGCGCCTGAATTGCTGCCATTGACGGACGCGCCACCGCCGCCACCGCCGCCGCCCGGCTGGCCGCCTGCGCCGCCGTTGCCGCCCGCGCCAGACAAGTTAGCGCCACCGCCACCCGCGCCCTGCCGGCCCACGCCGTTCGCGCCGCTTGCGCCGGTATTCGCGCCGCCTGCGCCGCCACCGCCAGAGCTTGTTGCGCTTGACCCGCCCGCGCGGCCAGGATTGGCGACGTTCGATGCGTCAATCAGGCCGCCGCCACCGCCGCTTGGCCCCCCGTTTGACGATCCGCCCCCATCGGATGTGGGTGTTCCGCTGTTCGCTCCGCCAAAGCCGGAGGGTCTGACGCTGTTTGACGATGCGCTTCCGAAAGCTTGATTGCTTGATCCGCCAAGGCTGGGGCCAAAGACATCAAGCGTTCCGCCCCCCGCGCCTCCAAATGGACTTGCGGCATTACTTCCACCCGGCCCGCCCTGCCCTCCGTAAACCGTCAAAAATGAACCGAATGTTGAATTGCCCCCGTCCCCGCCCGCATTTCCGTTTGTGTCGTTGACAGTCTGGGCGGCCCCGCCCAACCCGCCTGCGCCAACGGTGGCCAACACAGATGCGGGCAGTTCGGAAGCCAGAAAGAGACGGAAGTTATAAGCGCCCCCGGCACCGCCCAATCCGCCATTGCGCAAGGTTCCGGCTGCGCCGCGCCGACCTGATCCGCCGCCGCCGGCCGCGCCCCATCCTTCCACCATCACAAAAAGAGCGCCCGCAGGCTTGCTCCATGTTCCAGAGGCTGTGAATTCTTGAAGGTTCGCGCCAGCTGAAAACGGGCCAAATGTCTGGCCATTGATGCGGCAAAAAACGCCAGCCGATGTCGTCCAGATGTCGCCATTCACCGGCGAGGTTGGCGCGGCTCCATGCGGGATGCGCAAGGACGCGGCGGCCAAGGCTGATGCGGGCAAGATCAATTGCCCTGTCATCGTGTCGCCGGACTTTGACAACTTGCTCGTATTGAGCGTGGTTAACCCCGTCGCGAAGCCATTCATTTCCGCATCCATGCGGTCGGCCCGGATCTTCACGCCGCTCACCGCGTCTGTCACCCAATTGTAGAGGCGCTCGAACACGCCTGAGCCGTTGAAGGGCATTCATCATCCTCCGCAAAAGAAAACCCGCCGGCTGGCGCGGGCGGGCGTGGTGTGCTGTGATCGGCCAATGCAGGATCGGCCTCCGAAGATCATCGATGCAGGGCCCGGCGATTACCGGGTCGAAGGCGAGGTGGTGCGCCGGCCGCGCGAGCCGATCTTCGGGCCCGGCCTGCCGGTCTTTCTGGCGGAAATCGCCGGGTTTCTGGTCGTGTTCCTTGCGGTCGCCTATTTCCGGGGCTGAGTGACGCCCGTCCCCGTGCCGGCATAGCCGCCGCGCATCAATGCCGCGATCAGCTCTCGCCGCGCTCGCTCCGTCGAAACGCTGCGCTCGAGCAGTTGCCCGATGTCATCAGCGCCCCCGCGAGAGAGAAGCAAGCGGGCCATTTCCTGACGCACGGCGTCGGTGTTCCCGCCAAGTGCAGAGCCTGAGCGGAACAAGGCGTTCTTGGCCGCTGTGCCGATGTTGCCCGCGAGAAGATTGCCGATAATTTCCGGGTTGATGCCCATCGCGGCGTCGTCAGCCAAATTGTCGGCGGTTTTCGAGCCGCCGAGCGCCTGGTTGCGCGTGGCGAACATGATGTTTTCGCGGTCCAGTGCGCGGCCCATGGGTGCGCCCTTGGCAAGCGGGGCCATGGCCTGCAGCTTCGCGCGGGTCGCGTCGGCCGTGAACTCTCGCGCCTTGTTCGTGCCGATGGCCGCGCCCTGCACCTTCTCAATCGCCTGATCGGCATAGCCGATGCGGGCGGAGGCCTGTTCCTCCGGCGACATGGCCCGAAAAGTCGGGATCGTGTCCTCCATGCGCCCGCGCTTGGCGATCTCGCGGCCGGTGTCGACGGCCTCGATCGCCTTTGATTGCGCGCGGAAGGTGTCGCGCGCCCGGGCGTAGGGCGGGCTCGCGCTGGCCAAGGCGTCGTCCAGCGCATTGCGGATCGGGATCAACTGGCGCTGCACCGTGCCGCGCGCGCTTTCGATCATGCCGTCCAGTTCGATCTTGGCCCGCCGCGCCGCCTCGAAGTCGGTCAGGATCGATTTGCCGTCGGTGAGGTAGCCGCGCGCACGGCGCACGGCGGCCTCGACACTGTCGTCTGCAATGGCCGTTTGTGGGCGCATCACGCCCGTCGCGCCGGGCTGCAGGAATTCGTCAGCCGCGCGGATCGCGGCGGTGGGGTCCACGGCGCCCGCCTGGTCGCGCGCCGCGCCGTAGTTGATGTCGGCCGCCTCGCGCCGCGCGGCCGTCTGTGCCGCCCTGGACTGCGCCGCTGTCGCATTGGCGTCCAAGCCCTCGGACAAGATCGTCGCCACACGGCGGCCCTGCTCGGCTTGGCGGCCGTCCAGAAACTCCACCACCTGTTGCCGCCCTGCGCCGGGGTTGCGGGCCACGGTGGAGAGCTGCCGTTGCCCAGCGTTACCCATTGCGTCCGCAACCGTGAAGGGCTGGCCAGCGGCGTTCGCCTCCGCCACCTGCCGCGTGATGTCGTCGGCGCTTTGGCCGCTTTCCGCGACGCCGCGGGCAAGCTGGCGCTCGGCATAGGCCCTCGGATTGGCGCGCGCCATGGCCTGCGCTCCGAGTGGGCGCAGCGCCTCGCCGGCTGCCTGAAGGCCTCCGCCCGCCGCGCCGCCGACCACGCCGCCCAAGGCCGCGCTCTTGGCCCGCTCGTCGAGCGTGTTGCCCTCGCCGGCGCCCGCCACCGCGCCATAGGTCGCGCCAGACGCCGCAGCGCTGCCCACGCGCGCCGGAAGCCCCGCCGCCGCGTTGCGCGTGCCGCCCAAGAGATACTGCGCCAACTGGCCGAGTTTGGAGGCCGCCGCCGGGGCCGCCTGCGCCGCGCGCGCGACGGTGAGGCCAGACGCGACCGATCCGGCCACCTCCGCCGCCGTGCCGGCAAGCCCCTGTTGCTCTCGGGCCTGCGCCATGGCCTGATCTTCCTGCGCCTTGGCGTAGCGATAGGCCTCGCGCGGATCGAGCGTGCGGCGCTTGGCCATCTCGATCGGCGTCGCGAGCGCGGCCAGCGCCTCGTCGGCGAAGTTCATCGTCATGCCCTGCACCGCCCGCCGCGCGAGGCCGGGCGTTTGCGCCTCGAAGGCCCGCGGGTTCTCAAACAGGAGCTCGGCGCGCTCGCGCTTCACCACCTCTTCGGGCGTGGTCGGAATCGTTGGCGCAGCGTTGGCCCCGCGCATCTGGTCGCGCATGGCCATGAGCTGTTCCATCGACATCGCACCCAGATCGGGCCCGGCCGGCGCAGGCGCGGGCTGCAATTGCGAGCGCAGCTTCAGAAGCTCGTCCGTCGAGAGCGTGCTCAGGTCCATCACGGCGCTCCGGTGAAGGGTTGCGCTTGTTGCTGTTGCTGGCGCATGCGCCGCTCGATTTCGGCGTTGATGGCGTCAAGCGAGAGCTGCGGCGCGGGCGGCCCTTCGGGCGCGGACTGAGGCGTGGCCTGAGGCGCTGGTGCGGATTGAGGCGTGGCTTGCGGAGTGGCCTGCGGCGCGGCCTGCTGCCCCTCGCGCGGGCGCATCATCTCGGACGCGCGCGCCAGAACCTTCGCCGTGCCAAGGCCGTTCTTGATGGCTTCGAGGGCCTGACGGCGGGCCTCGGCCTTTTGATCAAGCACCGACGGCGCATCGCCCGGCGCGGGAAGGAAGATGCGGCCGTAGTTGCTCATTTCGTCGGTCGTAACTGCCGCGCCCGTGTCTTTGCGAAGGATTGAGGCCAGGAAGTTTCGCCCGGCTTGGTCGGCTCGCTGGTAGGTTTCTGGCGTGACCAAATTGCCGCCGGGGAGGGCCGATGTCACGCGGCCCACAACGCCTTCCCACCCGTTCGCCATGGCGTCGGACAACCGGCCCGACTTCGGGTTCTTGGGGTCGCGGGGCGCGTCGAAAATCTCAAGCGCCTGGATGCCGCGGTTGAAGTAGACGAGGTCCTTCGACTGCTGTTCCGTGAGCTTGCGCGGCCCGGCGACGGGGTTGCCGCCTTGCGGGGCTGGCATTGGAACCCATGCGCCGCTCTTGCTGTCCCACTGGACGGCGACTTCGGAACCGTCGGGTTGCTTGATCTGGCGCGTGGTCGGCGCATCGCCTTCCTTTTGGGCGCGAGCGATGCGCAGCTTTTGCGCTTCCGCCTCTGGCGACATCGTGTCCGGCTTGGCCGGCGCGGCGAACACGGTTTGGCCCGTGCGCGGATCGATGACCGTTTGGCCCGCCCCGACCGCCATTGGCCCGCGCCCTTCCGGCAACACGTCGATCTTGCCTGTCGTGCTGGACCGCTGCGCCTTGCGACCGTCCGGCAAGGTGATCATCTCGAACCGCTCTTGCGGGTTCATGGCGCGTTCAAGCGCCTTGTTCGCAATCTGCGAGGCGAGGCCGGGGCTCAGGACGCTCAACGTCTCGAACGTCTTGCGATCCATGCCGGGCGGCAGGAAGTTTCCGACCGCGTTGGCGAGAGCCTGACCGGCCGCCACCTGACTGTCGCGCTCGCGCCGCTCCGCCATGCCGTCCATGAGGCCGCTGATCGCGCCCATGCCGAGCATCGCCGCGCCTTGGCCGCCACTTGTGACAACGGCCGGGGCGCGCGCCATCAGCGCCTCGGACAGCGCTTGACGGCGGCGATTGCGCGAGGGGGGCACAAGGTCGGCTGCCGTCGGGTCGGTCTGTTGAGCGCCGGGGGCGAAGCGGATCATAGCCATCAGCCGAACCTCAGGAATTGAGCCAATGCGGCGAGGAAATCAGGGTTGCGCGAGCCGGCATCGGCAACCGGCGTGTAGCGCCCGGTCATGTCGCCATCGGCGATGCCGAGCCCGCCATGAGACAGCGCCCCCGCCCGGCCGTCCGCCAGCGCCACCCGGTCGCCGGATTGGGGCGGCATCGGCGGCCCTTGGACAGGTGCGAGCGGCGCACCAGGCGCGGCCTTGGCGATGGCGTCCACCTGGTCGGCGGCCGTTGGCGCGCGTCGCGGGACCATGACCGAGGTGCGGTTGTGCTGCACCATGTCGTTTTGGTCCATTCCGAGCGCGGCGGCCTGGTCTGGCGTGATGGGCGTCGTTTTCACCATCGGCGGCGCGGACGCGACCCTTGGCGCTTCTGGCGCGTAGGCTGTGGCCGTCACGCCGCCCTGACCGCGCGCCGCGAGGCCTTCCTGCACCGCGGCGCGCTGGGCGGCCGTGATCGGGCCATAGGTCCAGAAGGGCGGCCGGTCGCGATGTGCGTCCAGATGGATACCGCCGCCGCGCATCTCGAGGCCGACGCCGCCCTTGCTGTTCGCGAGCCAGTAGCGGGCCAAGGGCGCGAGGCCGTCGCCGGTGACGCGAGTGCCCTGCGGGTCATAGACGTAAAGGTCGGCCGCCATCCCGTCGTCGTGGCGCGTGGAACCGACGCGGCGGCCGCCACTGCCAAGGGCCGGTTGTCCGCCGCTATAGACCCGCGCCTTGTAGCCAGGCCCGTAGGCCGCTTCGATAGCGCTGGTGATGCCTGTGCGCAGCTCGTCGGCAATGGCGAGATTGCGCGTCGCGCCTTGGTTGACCAGCTCCACCCAATTCGTCGGGTTCTGGCGGGCTTTCATCATCCCGCCGATGGTCCGCGATTTGAGCTCGTCAGCAAGCACCTGCTGGCGCTCCATCACTGCACCGCCCGAGCGTAGTCGACATGCTTCACGCCGTCGAATTCCATGACGGCGAGCGGGTCGATGGCCTCAACGTCCTGCGCCATCAGGCCGACCTGCATCGGCCCGCCGGCCTTGTAGCGGAACACGTAGATCGGCAAGCCGTTGTCGAGTGCGCCGACCTTGGCGATGTCGGTTTTCACGCGCTTGTCCGACATCTTGAACATGCCGCCCAAGAGCTGGGCGCCCATGCCGAACATGCCGGCATTGGCCTGTGCCTGCATGTTGGCCTGCGCCTGCAAGTTGGCCCGCTCGATGTCGGCCGACCGATAGACATAGTCGCCGACGGGCGTTTCCGACATGGGCGAGGCCCTGAACGCGCCGAATTGCGGCATGGTCACCTGGCCGCCGCTCATGAGGGCCGCGATTTCGTTGATCGGCTGAGCGCGCAAGGCGAGCTCTTCCTGCAGCGCTTGCTGTCGAAGGGACTGTTGCGCCGCAAGCCGCCCTTGGTCTGCCTCGAACTGGCGGGCGGTGCGCGCATCCGTCAATTGAGCGCCGGCCATGTCGGCGGAGAACTGGTTTCCAATCCGGCTATCGCGAAGCTGAGCGCCCGCCATGTCGGCCTGAAACTGGCTTCCAATCCGGCTATCGCGAAGCTGAGCGCCCGCCATGTCCATTTCAAATTGAGAGCGTACGCGATCATTGTATAATTGCTCCCCGGCAAGGTCGGATTGAAATTGACTCGATATTCGACTGTCGCGAAGCTGTTGCCCGGCCATGTCGGCGGAGAACTGGTTTCCAATCCGGCTGTCGCGAAGCTGAGCGCCCGCCATGTCGGCCTGAAACTGGCTTCCGATCCGGCTGTCGCGAAGTTGAGCGCCGCTCAGATCGATGCCGAATTGCGCCTCCCGCGCGGCATTCTCTGCCGCCATTTTGGCGAGAACAAACTCGTTGTCTCGGCCGATGGCGTCGTTCCCGAACTTGGCCCGGTCGAAGAGCTGGCCGTACTCTTGGCGTTGGGCATCATTGCGGAATTGGCTTATTCCAAGACCAAAAAGACCGCGCGCGCGCGCCTGCTCATCGGCCTGCGCCTGCGCCGCGTTTTCGGCCCCGAAACGGCCAAGGGCGAGTTGACCCATACGCGTCTGTTCTTGCCCGCCTGCTAGGATCGCGGCTGTTTCGGCGTCATTTTCGCGCCTGATCTGTTCGTCCATCTGAGCGTTGAACGCTTCCGTTCCGCGCACAAAGCCTTGATTGATCAGTTGGGTTTGGAGCGCATCACGCTGGCGGTCGAGCTCAGGACGCTGACGGGCGCGGATCGCGTCCTCAACGCGACTACGCTCCATCTCGAAGCCGAAATACCCGGTCGAACGCGCGGGACCGCCAACATCGTCGTATCGAACAACGTCACCATAGTCGATTGTGCGCTGTGTCTCAGGGACTGTTCCCTGCAAAACTTGCAGCAAAATGTTTTTTTGCAGATTTTGGCGGTCAGGAACGGAACCTGACATGAAATCTGCAGTCGGTGTCTCTCCAGCGAAACTTGCGGTCGGCAAGTTTCCAGAAAAATCGGCACGGGGAATTGGGCGAGATAAAATTTCGCCAGTTGGAATGGGCCCGCCTAAGAAACTGGCTGTCGGGTTTGCGCCGCCAGTGAAGTTCGCTGTCGGGTTTGCGCCGCCAGTGAAATTTGCCCGCTCGATCACGCCGCCGTTCTGGCGAAGGAGCTCGGCCGCACCAGCCGGCAAGGACGCCGTGTTCAGCGGCTTCTTCAGCGTCTCATCAAGCCGCGTGAGGTTGGCGCCCGCCAAATCGTTCAGGAACGTACCGAGGGCCTGTTGCTGGCTCAGGAGCTTCTGCTGTTCCGGCGAGAGCGTGTTGACTTGCTCCCAGCGCGGCACCTCGTACTCGGTGTAAGCGCCCTCTTCGACCCATCGTCCGCCTTGCTGGTCATCCCAGGGCTGGTTCGTGCGGCTGTCGATCCACTGGCCAAGCGTGCCCATGCTTCCGCCGTCGGTGTCGCTGGACCCGCCGCGCGCTGGCGTTCCCTCTTGCCAGGTGCGATACTGAAGCTGCGGCGTCGCGTTCGGATCGGCGACCCATTTCCGGGTCATGACCTGCTTGCCGTCCTTGTCCAGCGTGGGCTCGCGGATTGTGTGCGAGCCGATCTGATTGAAGGTCGTGCTGCCGAGCGGCCCCTTGACGTTCGCGTTGCCGCTGACCGTGTTCGCGATCGAGGTCGAGACGTTCGATCCGGTTTGCGCGCGCGCCGTGGCATATGGATCGGGCGGCGGCGGCGGATCGGGGATCGACTTGCCCATCTTACTCCCTCTACTTCGTCAGAAAGCGACATTCGTCGCGCAACATGCCGTAGATGATGGCGTCGCGGCGGCCGTCATAGGCGCGCCGCACCACGCCCTCGATTTTCCAGCCGAGGCCCTCGCACAGCTTCCGGCAGCGCTTGTTGTCGCGGGCCACGATGCTGGTCAGGCGGGGCAGGCTGAGCTGCGTGAACGGATAAGCGAACAGGCGACGCAGCGTAGACGGCCTGCACCAATCGGCGTTGTCGGCCGCCACGCTGACTTCGATATCGACGCCTTCGCGATAGTTGGCGAAGAGAAGCGCCGCGGCGATGTCCGTGCCGCGGACCACGCCGAGCGCGACGGGCGCATGCGCCAGCGGCCGCCCGACGACGCTGTCGAGGCGCTCCGCCGCCCACTCGCGGACCAGATCGTCGGCTCCGTAGAGCACCGATCCGACCATGCGAACGGTCACAGCAAGCCTCCGTCCTGGAACACCAGATCAAAGCCTTGGACGACGAGCTTGGTGTCCGTGGCGACGGCCATGGCAACAGAGACGGCGACGCCGTGACCGGTCGCCACCTGCCAGCGCAATTGCGGGCTGATCGGCGGCTCCCACCATGCCTCATCCCACACGGCCTCGTCCCATCGCGCCGACGCAATCGAGCTGGACGGCGTCAGCGTCACCGGCCGCACATCGTAGTCGAAGCGCATCTCGAAGCGCGGCGTGACGCCGTCGGCGGCCTGGATGATGGGGCGCATCAACGTCGCGAGCTTGTTCGCGTTGCTCTTCATCAACGCGAACGCAGGCAGAACGCGCTGAGCGATGGGCTCGCCGCCATCGTCATAGGAGCCGCCATAGCGCATGATCTGGCCATCGGCCGTGCCGAAGTAGAGCACGTCGTCTCGCGCGCCCCACGCGGTCGCCGGCACATCGGCGAATTGCGACCATCCGCCGACCTCGAGCCCAAGACAAAACTGCTCCGGCGGGTCTGACGGCACATTGATCAGAACGATGCGCTCGGCTGGCGCTTCGATTACCTGCCACGCATCGGACGCGCCGACATCCCGCCAGGCACGCGCAAAGGCGTCCTCGATCTTGTTCGTCAGGGCCGACTGCGATTGCTCCGACGCGGACATGGGCAGCACGCTGTCGAGCGAGATGAGGCCGCGCGCCGTGATGACGCCCAGATCAGCGCCGGCCTTGACAAAACAGCGCGGGCCCACTGGCGGCGGGATCTGGAACACGCCCACGAGAGCCCAAGCCGTCGAGACGGACGGGTCGGTCCCGCTGAAAATCAGCACCTCACCTTCGGACGTCACCGCGACAAGCAGATCATCCGCGCCAGCGCCACCGTCGCGCGACCACGTGCCCAGCGCGACAAGCCGGCCGCCGCGGCGACAGAACCCGCCCATGGGGAATGACGAGGCGGCCCCGGCGATCGCCGCCGTCGGCAGGTACCAGGCCGTCAGCGTGTCTTTCTGGACGAGCCACAGGCGGTTCTTGTGCGCCACGACATTGGTCAACTCGGCAGGCGTGACGCCCGTGATCGTCGGGGCGGCCCATGCGGAGCCGTTGAAATGCCGCGGCGCATCCGCGCCGTTGACGGCGAACAGGAACTGCCCGGCCGGCGTCGCCATCATCGTGTGTCGCCAATAGGCCGATGTGAGACCGGTCTGGACCGCAGCGCCGACCGCGCCTTCCGCCGTCACGTCGAAGATCGAACTTCCGGCCGCCGCAAAGAGCTTTCCGCCAGCGCCGGCCGGCGCGTACTCCATCAGGGCGTCGACGCGTGCGCCGAGGCCTGTCACATGGCCAATATAGCCTTCCCGCGTTTCGGCGCCCTGCGGCCGGCAGATCATGTTCGTCAGAACGACGGCTTCGCGCGGGTCCAGAACTTGAATGGGCGCGGAGGTGTTCAGCCCGCGAACGGGGGCCGGCAAGCGCATCGTGCGGGCCACGCGGCCACCGCCTTGACCGCCGCCGAGTCGTTGCCGATCAATCTGGGCCGCGCCGCGCATCAGATCACCCAAGTCTCAGGGACTTGCATGCGCGTCGCCACGCGGTCGGACATGACGGGATCGCTCGAGATGCGCGGTTTGGCGCCATCGCGCATGAGGGCGTCCAGCACCTGCCGCGCTTGCTCCGCCATCTCGTCGCCATAAGGCAGGCCGGCTGACTGCCGAAAGCGCCAGATCACGCCCATGGTGATCAGGCTCTCGTCAAGGACGGCAGTGTCCGTATCGACCGTGAACGTTTCCTTGAGCGCGCCGCCAGAAGCGCGCGCGATGTAGCGCGAGACGTACTCGTAGGCGATGGTTTCCCCAGCAGGCGGGGTCGGCGTCATCAGAAAGTCGCCGCCGCGCAAGCGAAAGGTCGGGTTGACATAGGTGATCAGGCTCGCCTTGGCGTGCGACCATTCTTCGGGCGACAAGGGCCCGGCCACGCGCCGCCGCGTCGATCGGTTGAACACGCTGTCAGGCAAGAGCCGGTCGAAGTCGGCCGGCACGCCGCCGGTCTGCACATCGGCCGCCGTCGTCGTGAAACTGTGCTCGCGAATGAGCGCCTGCCAGGGGTGCGCACGCATCAGGGCTCGCGCGTCCACTTGCGCCAAGCGCAGCAGGAGCTGCGCCGTGTCATCGGTGTTGCCGATGATGGTTGCGGGCGGCGCGAGCCGGAGCTCGCGGGCTGCATCCTGGCACAGCGTGAGCAGGCTCATCAGGCCGCCTCGTCCTCAAGCTCGGCCTCATCAGCCAAGTCAGCTTCGGTCGCGGCCTCGGTCGCGGCTTCGGCATCCAGCGGAAGCGCCTTGCGCGGACGGCCGCGCTTCGGCTGAGGCGATTGACCAAGCTTGAGCTGCTCCTCGAGCGCCGCGACGCGCTGGCGAAGCGCATCGGCCTCCTGGCTGATCTTGTTGCGGTCGGCGCTATCGAGGAAGAGCTTGGCCTGGCGCACCACGTCGCGGCCGTTCGGCAGGCCGATGCGGTGGATCATGGCGTCCGTCAGGGCCGCCACATCCTCCACCGTGTAGACGCGGTGCAGGCGGAGCATGTCCACATCCTCGGGCTGCAGGAGGTTCCACGCGGACAGCGGCGTGCCGTTGGTCGCCATCTCGCGGCCGGCTTTCCACGCCTCGTAGCGAGGCCGGATCGCTTCCCAGCGCAGGCGGGCCATGGCGATGGTCGGGTTGTCGACCTCGTCCTTGCCTTCAATGCTGGCGAGGCGCGAGACGCGCTCGGTGTTCTTGATCCGGTCCAGTCCGCCGGCCGGTCCATAGACGACGTAATCGACCGCGATTTGCTTTCCCGGGTTGTTCGGGTCCGGCAGGTAGCGGGTGTAGAACCGTTCGACATCGATCCGGATTTGAGCGCTCATGTGGGGTCTCCAAAGACAGGAAAGCCCCCGGCGCGATGCCGGGGGCCGTGCGTGACGTCAGATCAGCGCGCCTCAGAGGGTCGCGCCGACCATCGGATGGTAGAGCATGCCCGGCGCGGTTCCGTCCGTGCCGCCGCGCGCGGTGGTGAGGACGAGGCCGTCGATCACCTTCGTGCCGGTGCCGGCGTCATCGTCCAGACGGCCGCCGGTCGTGGTGGTGTTCAGGCGCGCATTGGCGGCGCAGGACGCGCCGACGCTGATCGCGTCGTTCGCGCCATAAATCTGCACCCATCCAAAGCTGTTCGCCGCGATGGCCGCGACCGCGACCGCCACGCGCTGGCCACGGGGGCTTGCGGTGGTGGTCAGGTTGGCCGCCGCGTTCGCCCGAGTGAGCGACACGACATCGCCAAGGGCGATGGCGGCCGACGCCTGAACAAACACGAACTCGTTGCCGGCATTGTCCTCGGTGCGGTCACCGAGGCCAAAGCCCTTGCCCTGATTGCGCAGTTCCTCGGAGGTGTAGGTTTCCGAGATGTTCATGCCGATGAGGCTTGCCATGGTCGTTTGTCCTTCTCACACGGCGTCGATGAGGATGCCCTGACGGCGACGGGAGCCGCAGATCAGATTACCCATCCAGTACATCGGGATGACGACGCCATCCTGATTGATCGGCTTCTTTTCGTCGTCCTCCGTCCACTGCGCATCCTTGTGCTGCACCAGCTTCAGGTACTTGGTGTTGAGGAAATACATCCTCTCTGCCGTCGTGCCGAAGTTGGTGTTGCTGTCGAAGATGATGGACGCGGACTTGTAGCGCAGCGTCTCGAAGCCGGCCGCCGCCGAATTCGCGTCCGCATAGCGCTGCTGATCCTGCAGGCTTTCCTCGTAGGCCGAGTAGAAGTCATGACTCGCCACGAGGAGGTCGGGCTTGTCCGCGCCGATGGTGCAGGACAGAAAGAGCTGGTTCATCTCGCCGCGAATGGTCGCCTTGGTCCATGTGTTGGACCCGGTGATTTCGCGGAACTGATTGCGCCAGGTGGTGTAGGTGGCCGAGTTGATGCCACCGACCGTGCCCTGACCGTTGGTCTGGATGATGTGCGCCAGCCCGCCGATCTGGTTCGTCAGCGACCCGTCGCTGTAGAGATCGATCGACAGGTTGTTCGCAGCGGTGGCGATGGCCGCCTCGATGCGCTCGGCAACGAGATCGATCATCTGCTCCTTGCCGGCGTTCATCCGCAGTTCGCGACCGGACGCGATGACGTGAATGGCTGCCTGCATCCAGTCGTACTTGGCGGCCGACAGAACCTCGGACTGGTTGATGTTCAGCGTATCGAGGCCAGAAAAACGCTGATAAGTCTTGTTTTCGTCATAAGAGATCGGCTGGGCAATCTCGTAGCCGCCGCTCTTGGTGACGATGTTGCCGCGCTTCTTCATGGTCGCAAGCAGCGCGTTGTTGTTCGTGATGTTGTCGGTGACGGCCGTCGCGTGATTGCGAAGGGTTGTCGTCACCATTTCCGTGAAGGTGGCGTTTGCCGAGGGCATCGCTCAAATCCTCATCTCAAGAGGCGTGCAGCCGGTCCCATGTCTGGGAAATGGTGTCACGCATGTTGCGGGGAGCGGGCATGGCGGCGGGTCCAGATCGGACGTTGATCGCGCCAGCCTGCTTGGCTTTCGCGGCCTCCTGGGCGGCCTTCTCGTTCTGCGCCTTAAGCTGGGCATCAAGCTGCTTCTGGCGGGTGACGGGGTTTGCCCAAACGGCCTGTTCATAGGCTTGGTCCATCGTGGTCGCGAGCCCTGCCGCGATCAGTTGGCCCATGTGCTCGCGCACCTCGTCGAAGAGCGGATGAGCCTTGGCGAAGGCTTCCACTTCCGTCCGAACGGCAGTGCGAGTTTCCGCGACCTCCTGAGCGGCGCGCTCTTGAAGCTCCCGCTCCATTCGCTCCAAGCGCTGGGCCAAGGTCTCGACGCGCGGATCAACCGGCGCGGCGTCGCTGGGCTGCGAGGGCGAGGGATTGGGAGCGCCATCAAGGCGCACGCCATAGGACCGGGCGAGCCATTGGAGGGCCGCGACCGGATCGCGATCAAGATAGTCCTGCGCCGCAAGAAGGCGCTGCGTCGCGGCGACTGCGTTCATGCCCTGCGCCTGAAGGCGCTGCGCATGAGGCGCGAACAGTCGCTCGAATTCCTCCGCCATCTTGGCGGACTGGGCATAGCGCTGGATGCCGCGCGTGAATTCCATCTCGCGCTGGGCGATGATGCCGCGCACATCCGGGTCCAGCTTTCCCCAAAGCTCCGCCTTGTCCTTCGACCATGAAGCTGGCATGGCCGGGCCCGCATCGACGGGCTTGATGGCGGGCGCTTCCGGAGCCGCGGGCGTGGCCGCCTGGCCATCGGGTGCGGCCTTTGGTTCCCCGCCGGCAAAGCGGCCCTTGGCGTCACGGGCGGCGTTGAGCTTCTCCCACACCTCCGTCGCGGTGTCGCGCAAGGACGGCGCGGGAGCCTCCGCTGGCGGCGTGGCCGGCGTTGCTGGCGCTTCGGTGACAGGCGCGGGCGCTTCGTTGACGACGGGATCGAGGGTGGCGTCGCTCATGCATTAGCTCTCTGTGAGGGTGAGCCCGTGCTTCGCCGCGAAGCGCGGGTTGCGGTAGCCGCGCGGCCTGCGCGGAGGATCGACGATCACGCAGTCATGGCGCTTCAAATCCTCGCGCTGGTGCGAGCGCGAGGTGATCAGCGTCCCGTCGATCGGGGAGCGATATTCGGGCACGTCGCGCATGACCATCGGCGCGCAAACGGCGTTCGGATCGCGGATCAGCATGGGCTCGCCGGTCTGGCGGTCGACGAACCCAACCCCATTCCATCGATAGCGGGCCATGTCACTCAGGATTTGTCAGGCCGCGCGTGAGCCACATGCTCGCTTCCTGAACTTTGGTTTTTGCCAAAGAGAAATCGCGGTGGCGGCCGAACTTTTGCTCACATTCAACGATCTTGTTGAAATACGCTGCGGCCAGCGCCTTGGCCTCACGCGCTGCAGTCTTCTGCTCATCAGTAATCGGGGCATAATCCATCACGACGGCTTTACCGCCTTCGGTCTTTTCAATCGGCTCCATTTCGAGCCTCCTTTCAAGGTGCCCAATGCCGTGGGCGCGGTTTCGCTTAAAGCGAAAAACTCAGGCCGGCCCCGGATAGGCCGGCGCGCTGGCCTTGCTCATGGCCGCCAAGGCCGCGCTGCGGTCCTGTTGCTGCAGCTTGGCCCCGGCAATCTCGCGCTCGCGACGGTCCTTGGTGTCGATGTCGTAGCGCTTGAGGCTCAGCTTCATTTCCTCGATCTGCGCGCGCAGTCCCTCGCGCTCTTTCTCGAATTCAAGGCGCAGGGCCTTGAGCTGGGCATCGGCTTGCGCCGCTTGGGCGTCCACCGCGGCGCGCTGCTGGTCAGCTTGCCCTTGAACGCCTTGTCCTTGCGCACCTTGCCCCTGCGGCTGGCTTTGGCTCGCCTGCTTCGACAATTGCGCGAGCGCGTCCTCGACCGATTTTCCGAGCTGGAACGATCGGGCGAAGGCGCTGTAGATTTCGACCGCCACTTGCTGCGGGATCGCCCCCTCGCGCACGGCCGGACCAATCGCCGACATGAACTGCCCGGTCCCGGCCAGAAACGCGCTCATCTGTTCCTGATTGCGCATCATGTCGCCGCGGATCGTGCTGTCCGTTTCGATGTCGATCACATAGGACCGCATCACGTCCGAGCGCAGGATGCCCACCACTTCCTCGAGCGCCGGCCCCTGCACAGCCTGCACAAGCTCCGGCTGCTCCGCCGCGATCTGCATGGCGAGCTGCGGATTGGCCTGCGCTTGCTGGCGCGCCATGTCGCGCTGGACCTTGGGCAACAGGCGAATAGAGGTCATGCTCATCAAACGCTCGGGCTCGAATTGCGTGGCGAGGATGTGCGCCTTGATCCGCACCAGATCGCGCATGAAGCGGGCCACCTCCGCCTGGCGCGAGCGCACGCGGATCGACCCGAACTGCGCCTTGATCTGCTGGGCGCCCATCGTCTCGCGCGGGTCGGACGCGCCGCGCATGATGTCAGCGATGCCCGTCACCTCGTAGATGTTGGCCTTGATGCTCTCGCGCTGCGCCATCAGCTCGCGAATGGCCAGCACCGTCGGTTCTATCGGAAACCAGGTGAGGAGCTGGTTGACGTTGAACGCGCCCGTCGAAAGCTGCGCCTCGCGCCCGCCGAGCGGGACCATCTCGCCATCATCGGCCTCGATCATGGCTTTCACATCCATGCCCGTGCCGACATAGCCGCCGCGCGGCTTCAATTGCTTGACGAGCCGGGTGATGCGCCGCGACACCTCGCCAAGCTGGTCGATGAGATCGCGATAGACCGTCAACGGGCACACCGGCGTCAGCGAGCCATGGCTCGCCACCGCCTGCATCGGCCTTGGAAATGGCCAGAACCCGCGCCAACCCAGCGGGTCCGGCATCTCGGCAATCGGGCCCGCCTTGTAGTCGGGGCAAAGGAACGTCACGGTCTTGTCCCGCTTGTCCCACACCTCGAACACCTTGGCGCGCTGGAATTCCTCGGCAACGGCCTCGCCGTCGCGCCGCTTGTCCTTGTCATCCGTCGCGGCCGAATGCGTGAACGGGATGTCGCGGATGGCATCGGCCCGCTCGGGCCCAAGCAGTCGGGCCACTTCCTCGCGGTCGAGATAGTGCTCGAAGGCGCACCACGGCACTTGCGCCCAAGTCACGCCCGGCCCGCGCACGAAGCGCCGCCATGGCACATACTCGACCCGCACGCGCTGATCGGTGAGCCGCGCCATCGGTCCATCGCCTTCGACCGTCGGCTCATAGCGCACGCGAATGAGGCCGCGCCCGGCGTTGAGCATGTCGATCACGGCGAGCGTCGCGGCCTCCGCGAACGCATCGTCATCATCGTCCATCGTGTAGCTGATGGCGCGCTCCAGCATGTCGGCCGCCAGCTTCGCCGCCGCATTGGGCTCGCCAAAGCGCGTGCGGATGTCCGGCACGGGCGGGCTCGAATAGACCGTCGCTGCCAAGAGCTCGATATTGGCGTGGTGCAGGTTGAAGCTCTTGAGCTTGCTCTCCTTGCTGGAGCGATAGGCGGCCTCCGCCTCGCACGCCTCATCGCGCCACGTCTTTTCTTCCGCCTGCGCCGCCTGGATCGCCTGATGCCAGCGCGCCACGCGCTCGTCGGGAGCGTCCGACTTGGTGGAGGCGGCCACGTCCAGCATCAGTCAACCACGACTGGCTGGAAATGCACGATGCCGGTCCCCGATGCCAACAGCGCGGCGACATGCGTGAAGCCCTTAGAATTGCCGACGCGGATGATCGTTTCGCTGTTCGGGGCAATCGCAGTGTCCGTGTTCACGGCCGTGCTCGCGCCCACGGTCACCCGCACATAGGCGATGGAAGCCGAGGCGTTGACGGCGCGGATTGCGGTTTCCGGCGTCGCCGGAATAGTCAGGGCGGACGACGCGCTTGTGGTCGACGCAGAGACGGCGACGCCAGCGCCGATGGGCGAAATCGGTATCATGTCATCTCCCGTTGCCGTCGGCGCGCCATGGCCTCCACGGCCTCGCGCACGCTCATGTTGCCCACAATCGACCCGTCCGAGCGCCCCTCAAGCACAAGCTCGCGCGGGCGCTCCGGCTCGCGCGGTTTCGGCCGATCCTCTCGCCATGCCAGCGCCAGATACCGAAAGGCGTCCGCCAGGTGCGTCGACCAATCGCGATATTCGTCAGCCGAGAAGATCTTGCGCTGGTCATCCCACTTGCGCCGGTACATCTCGAGCGCCGCGACGCCGTGCTGTTCCGTCCGCGCGTGAAAAACCGCCGTTTGGAGCGTCAAACGGGCCGCCTGGATGCCATCGGCCTTGCTCGCCATCGGAACGACGATCGGGTTGAGGCCATGGCGCATCATCTGTTCGACGCGCGTCCGACCGCCGCCCCACTCCATCGCCTTGGCGTCATGGGGCACATAGTCATTGCCCTGAGGCCACCCGCGTTTGCGGCACTCCTCGGCATAGTGGTCGACGCCTGCCGAGTGGTTACTGTAGCAGTCGATCAGATGCACGACGCCGCGCACCAACTGAAACCACCAGATCGAAGTGTCATCGTCGACGCCAATGTCCCAGGCGCGATGCACGGGGCCCGCCTTGGGCTCAAAGGCCGTGATGCGCCCCTCGGCCCTGACCTTGGCCATCTCGCGGGCGTAGAACGCGCCCATGATCGAGGCGTTGAACGAGCACAAATACTCTTGCTCGAATTGGGCGTGGCCGACATCCTCGCCATAAAGCGAGGCATACTCAGCCTTGGCCTCCGCGATCGCGTCCGCCGACAGCGCACCCGTGTCCTGAATGGACGAGAGCTCAGCAAACCACCGCGGCGCACCTTTCGCCATCTCGTACATCGCATGGGCATGGTTGCGCCCACGCGGCGTGGTGATGAACAGCGCATAGCCGCCGTTCTCTTCGACCATCGGTCGGATGTAAGCCCACGACGAAGGGTTCGCGAGCGCCCATTCCGAGAACACCACGCCCGCGACGCCCGCGCCGACCAGCGTGTTGTACCGATCACTGCCGATCAACTGCCAGGTCGCGCCGTTCTTGAAGCGAATGAACATCTCCTGCTCATTTGTGTTCTCGCGCAGCTCCGGCGGAAACGCCTCGTCGATCCGGCGCTTGCCGGATCGCGGGTTGACCGCCGTCCACAGCGCGCGCCGCGCCTGCTCGAATTGCGGCAAGCAATGCCAATAGGAGGCAGGCCGCTTGAGCATCCACTCGCACGTGCCCCACAACGCCACCTCGTCTTTGCCCCAACGGCGATGCGCGATCTCGATCGCCCTCGCGTCGGCATGGGCCGTGAAATGCTCATAGAGGGGCCGCTGATACCAGCGGACGCGCCGTTCCAGCGCGAGCTTCATGCGTCAATCACGCCGTCGATCACCATGGGCGGCTTGGCCGGCCGATCCTCGTAGATCGTCTTGATTTCGATCGACAGCGGCGCGCCGCCCGCACCGACCACCTCAAGCGGCAACACGCGGCCCATCAGCGCCGCGAACGCCTTGGGCTCCGCCTGCGCCAGGAAACGGCAATAGCCGACCAAGCCGTCCTTGCCCGTGCCGTCCTGGCCAACCTGCTCCGCCGCCAGCATGATGGCATGCTTGAGCAACACGGGGATCTTGTTTTTCGACCCTTTCGGCCGTCCCATGCCCTTCGCCTTGGGCGACACTTTCGTCGGGCAATTCGGCTTGGTGTTCGGCATGGAGAGTGTCCTGAGCTTGCTGACATTCGCCGGCACATGACGCTGCATCGCGCCCGGCGTTGACGGCAACGGCCGCATGTCAGCCGTGTTCACGGCTGCCGGCTCAGGCGCGGCGCAGCGAGGAGCGCGCAATGCAGAGAGGGATGTCGGGGAAATCGAAGGCACAAGCCTTCACGAGGGTGCATCCATCGACGCGAACCACCTCGTCATTGCCACCGCTCATGCCACAAGCGCCGGCACATCGTCAAGCTGGAACCGCTCGCGCGCCACGCTCACCTCATGCCAGCGGCCCAAGAGGCGCATCAGCACCACGATGCGCGCGCCCTCGCCGAGCTGCACGATCGCCGCAATCGGATCGGCGCTGTCGGCGATCCGGACATGCCCCGCCGCGCCCGCTGCAAAAGCCTCAGGAGGCCGCGCGTCAAACGCGCCCTCCGCCTGCCGGGCGCTCAGCTCCGCCACCAGCGCGGCCGGCGCACGCTCCGGCAACAGCCTCGTCACCGAGCGACACGCCATCACCGGCGCATGGCCCTCGCCGCGCACGAACACATAGCGCGGGAACACGCTGCGCCAGACTGTCCGCCGCACACGCCGCGCAGCCTGGGTGATGACCACCCGCCCGACCGGCCGCCACGCCGTCCAGCCGGCACGCTCAAGCTCCACGATCGCGGAGGCCTCGGCATTGGGCGCAGTCATCACCACCATCCACGCGCCATGGTCGCCCAGCGCCGCCCGCTCGGCAGGCTTGCCCCTCGTCTCATCAACCTCGCGCAAGCGCCGGTCCCTCGACGGGCGATGCCCTGTCGTCACGCGCTCGGCGTCACGCGCCCAGCGGCTCAATCGGCTGATCATTGGCCTCGCCTCCAACAGGGAGACGCAAGGCCCAAGCGAACGGCGGCACGCCCTGCATAGCTCATGAGCGGGCCATGGAGCAAGCCGGACGCGGCATTTGACCAAATGGTCAAGAATGCGAACGAACAAAGAACAATTTTTAAGTGTCACCGCGAGCCCTAGGAGTATGCCTTTTGAGGCCATTTCCTGCCTTTAACCCCCCCCTATGGTGACACTTATCTAAGTTATTGATATTATAAAATATATTATAGTTTTCAATGAGATATCTGTCACCCAGCTGTCACCGCAGCTGTCACCGCGCGATGACAGCTAGGAAAAATGTTTTGTTTTTGTTCACGTCTAGCTGTCACCGGGGCGGTGACAGCTGGTGACAGCTAAGACGGGCCTCCGGTGACAGATAGAGGCGCAAAAAACCCCGCCGAAATTCATCTGATCTCGCATTTTCGGAGTTGACGATACAGATTTTTCCTGTATATTCACATCATCAGCAACGGGGCAGCGCCCCACTCCGATGGAGACAGACAATGACCGTCCACATCACCTGCAACTTCACCGCGATCAACGCTTGCGAATATGCCTCGATGGCCGACGCCATCTCCGCCTTCTGCGCGCCGGACCATGTGGGCGCGCCGGCCAAGACGATTTCTGTGAGCGCCGAGGGGCGTTTCACCTTCCGTGGCGACCATTACCAGATCGTGGCTGGCCGCAACCCCAAGGCCCTCAAGGCCGAAGCCGCCGCCCGGAAGCCCGCCGCCAGCCCGCAGCGCCGTGTCACCACCAGCAACCTTGCCTATCAGATGTATAACCGCAACGGCGCGCTCTACGGCTGAGGACGCCACGCCCGCGGACGCCTCATGGAGACAGACAATGACCAAATCAGTTTACGCGATACACGCCCCGTGCCCTGACAGGCTAGAAGCCGTGAAGGCCGAAATGCTCGCCATGGGCGCGCCGAAAATTCGCGCCATCGACTGCGGCGACTATCTCCAGGCTCTGGAGGGCTCGCATCGGCTGGCGGCAGCATATGCTCTCGGCATCATGCCGGAGTTCGACCTCATCGCACAGGACGAGATGATCGATATCTTACTCTATGACTGGTACGACGACGCCAACTGGTGCGCAGGAGCCGAGACGACAATGTATTCGGCGGGCGATGTCGCCTATGAGCTTCATGGCGTCGGCAACGTCGCATATTTTTTTGGCGGCGATGAGTTTGCTGAGCGGGCCGAGGCCCGTGAACCGATCGCTTGACATGACCCCCGATGAACTCCGCGCCGCGCGCGCTACGCTTGGACTGTTGTGGGGGCTTGGCCGCCCCCTTCATATGTCCGAGATGGGCCGCGCGCTCCGCCTGCAGGGCCGGGATGTCGGAACGACCGTTCGCGACTGGGAGCGCGGCGACGGGCCGACCGGCCCCGCATCGGTCGCCATCGAGGCCATGCTCGCCGGCTACCGCCCACCGCACACGTTGCCGCAGCCGTGAACAATAAGTGAGCGCCTAAAGCAGGATCACCGTCTTGCGGACGCCACCGGGCACTTTGTCCTCTTTAATCCTGATAATGCCGCTCTTCTCGAGCGCCCCCAACGCCCTCTCAAGATCGTTCGCGAACCGAAAGTGGCGCTGCATGCTTCTGTGAAGAAGCCGAAGCGTCAATGCCCTGCCTGGCGCAGCGCGGAGCTTCGACAGGAGCTTGCGCTCGAATTCCGCCGCGCCGAGCGCGTCGGTCATGTAGCGCGCCACGTCGCCGATCAGGCGGGCGGAGGATTGTAGCGCCAGCGCCGCGCCCCAGTCCATGTGCAGCCGCGTCACCCGCGGCCGCTGCGGATCATCGCCCACGGCGCGGATGGTGGCGCAGCGCAACGCGATTTCCGCCGTCCGGCCGAGGAGTGCGGCGTTTTCAGGATCTGCGTCCATCCGCTCGGTGATCGTGATCGCGAGCTCGGCATAGGCCTGCGCTGCGCTGGCGTCGCCCCATGGCACGCTGACCGGGCGCGGGTCCGGCGCGATGTTTTTGCACAGGCTGCCGAGATTGCCGGCGGGAGGCTCTCCGGCGAGATAAAGCGCCGTTAGCCCGGCCACGAGCGCGGCGGGCGGGTTGCGCAGATCGGCCTTGGGCTCACACTCCGGCACGCGGTCCCCGCCATCGATCACCAGGAAGCGGTTGAAGAAGCCATTCACGATGTCCTTGCCCGTCAGCGCGGCATAGAGCTCCTGCGGCGTCGTCGGCCCGAACAGAGACAGCGCGGGCGCCAGAATTTCCGTGCTCGAGGCGCTGGCGTAGGCCGGCGTCTGATAGGCGCTGAAGCTCGCGCCCCACACAGTGCGGAGAACGGCGCTGATGCCCTGTTCGTGGCCGGACGCGCGCGGGTGGCCGATCTTGGCGAGCAGCGCGCCGAACTCGTCCTGCGCGCAGATCGAGAGAGGCTTGGACTGGATGTGCCGGATCAGCGCCGACATGCTCATGAATGATTGCGGCCCAAGGTGGCGGTGCAAGTTCGTGGCGCGCAAGAGCCGGTCGATCGCGTCGATTGGGTGTTGCTTGCCGCCCGCCGTCGGGTAGGTCGCGATCACGTAAAGATGCGTCCCCGCATTCGTCGGCGTCGCCATGCGCCGGCCGATCAGCGTGCCACAAAGGGGCAGCGCCGCGGCGAGTGCCAGCCTCCGGTTCGGCCGCCGGGCGCTCGCCACGATGAAGTCGATCACCTGGCCAAGCACGCCGCCCACATGCGTCAGCACCTCGTCGATCGGCGGCGCGTCGCTCTCGTCCTCCTCCGGCTCTTCCTCCGCCAGCACCTCCCCGGTCGCGCCATCCACCGTCAGCCCGTTGATGGTGACGATCGGGGTGGCGGGCGCGACCGCGCGCGGCGTCAGCGGCGGCCTGGGCGTGGCGATGCCGGCCCGCAACCCGCTCTCGATCGTCTTGCGGATTTCCGGCTGGCGCAGGCCGGCGGCGAGTGCGGCTTCCGTGAGCGCGTTTTCCACCGTGCCCCGCGCGCCCCATCCCGCGCCGACCATCTGGCCCAGATTGTAGGCGGCCGTGTTGAGCGTGCCATTGCGCTGGCCGAGCGGCGCTTGCGCGACCAGCGTGACCTCTGAGTCGAGCGCCACGGCAAAGGCCGCCTGCTCGCGCGCGCCGATGGCGGGCGGCGGCGCAGGTGCGGCGGGGACGGCGACGTCGCGTGAGGGCTTTGCACGCGGCGGCTGGGGCGGCGTCGGCTCATGCCCGATCAGAACCGCCGCCCTCTCGAGGAAAGCCGTCACCTGATCTTCCGTGACAGCCGTCAGCTCGTCGCGGACGATGGTCGCCGGATCGCGCCCGTCGCGCCACTCATAGGGCACGCCAGTTGGATGGACGCCATAGGCCACGAATTGCTGACCACGGCCGAGCGCCTCGACCTTGCCATGGCGGCCCATGATGTGCCGCTTGGCCGGCTCTCCATCCGCCGACCGGTAGAGGATCAGGCGCTTGCCGCTGTTCGAGCGCTCACGCACCGGGCCGTCGCCCAACATGGCCCGCGCCAAATCCTCCACCGGGCTCGCAAGGTCCGGATCGTCAATGTCAATGTCGATCGCGCGAAGCCCATCGCACAGGATGCCCGTGTTCAGGGCCCTTGGGTTGATCGGCTCGCGAAGAACGCGCGGCGGGCTTTCCCGTGCGCCGTCTTGCCAGCCGACGCCCTCCGGCTGCTTGCCGGGCGACGAAACTTGCTCAAAGGGTCCGTAGACGGCCAGGGGCCGAAAGTCGGAACGCCAGAGCGAACGGCGCAAGATCGCGGGCGCGACCGCCGATGGAGCTGCGGTGGACATGAATGCGCCTCAGAAAGGGGCGTTGCTGTTCAGGACATCATTTCGAAGCTGGCGGCCGAACGTCGCCAGCGCCTGCTTGATCAGCTCCGCCAGCGCGCCGTTGACGATCAGGCGCTCAAGCGCGAGGTCGACCTGTTCCGCCGTCAGCGCGTCGAGATCGCGCGCCCCGCTCTCATAGAGCGCTTCCATGCAGGCGCGCAGCGCGTCGTCAGCGACGACTTTGGCCGCCTCTCCGAGCGCCCGCACCTCATAGGCATTGAGGCCGGCGAGCGGCTTGCGCACCATCACCCGCGTCGCCTCGATGCAGTCGGGGTTGTCGCAGGTCCAGGCGCGCGGCGTGTCGCCCGGCGGCTTCTTGGCCTCATGCACGCCAAGGCCGATCGATTGCCGGCCGCAGGCCATGCACGTCACGGGCTCCGCCGAGCGCTGCATGATGATGGCGGGGAGAGCGGCGCTCATGCTCCGTCATCCTCATCGGGCGGCGGAGCGCCAAGGCCGATCACCACGAACTCGAGCGCGCCGCAGCGGCGGCGCTCGTCAAGCCTGAGCGTCATGCCGCAGCGCGTGGTCACCGTCTCGCCTTGGGCCACGTCTCTCACGCGGTCATAAAGCGCGCCACCGGGAAAGATCAGATAGCGGTCGCCGATGGCGAGCGGCTGGGCATCCTTGGTCAAGTTCATGCGGCCCTCCCATCGGCAAACAGATCGGCCGTCGGCCCCTCACGCTCGGCTTGAAGCAAGTTGATGACCGCCTGCTCGAAATAGGATGGTTTGCCATTGTTGGTGTGCGCGCTCTTCAGCTCAGTTCCGATGAAGCGCCGACCCATTCGTAGTGACTGATATCCTTCCGAGCCGATGCCCATGAAAGGGGAATAAACCGTATCGCCGGGGTTGCTGTAGAGCGTGACCAGCCGCTCAATCACGTCCAGCTGCAACGGGCAGAGGTGGCGCTCGTCCCTATCATCACGAACGATTTTCACGTTCAGCACGTTAGTCTGGCTGATGGTCATCCAGACGGGCGACGCGAGCTCCTGCCAGCGTTCTACGGGATAGGCGCTCTCGTCGTGTAAAACGGGCTCAGGGGTCTTGTCTGTTTTGCCGTCGACGCGCTTTCGGAACACCATGATGTAGTCCGGCATGCCGGTCCTGCATCGGCTCGCGTCGGTGCGGAATGTCTTGTAGAGCAGCCCGTGCGCCTTGGTGCGCGTCATTTCGGTAACTGGGCACTTCCAGATCGTGATACGGCTGACGTAGACCCAGCCCGCCGCCTCGTGAACTTCCCTGATCTTGCCGGGCAGATCATAGAGGCCAATCACGCCGTCCTTGCTTTTCGTCGTCGGGATGTCGGAACAGTGGACGGCCGTCAGGCGGCCGGGCTTCGTGGCGCGAAGCAGGCTCGCGACCAACGGCTGATAGGCGCGGCCGAACTCGTCGTAGTCGGCCACGTTGCCCATATCCCGCTCATTTTCGGAATAAACAAACAGATGCGCAAACGGGGGCGAGTAGACGCTCAGGTCGATTGAATTGTCCGGCAACCCGGCCGTGAATTCCACGGTGTCGACATTATAGGCGGCGAAGCGCTCGCCATGGGATTGGGCAAAGACATGCAGGGTCATTTTACGATCCCTTCGCGGACGAGGTGCTTGGCGAGCGCGGCGAGGTCGATGTCGGTTTCGAAAAGCTCGCGCCCAATGGCATCATGAACTGTCTGGCAGGCTGTCGAGCTGTCGAGCGACCAACCCTCGCGATGGAAGAAATCGCGCAAAGCCGCTTCCACTTTTGTGAGGCGTTCATGCTCAGTCATCGGCCGATCCACGCGGGGAGCGTGGCCTCCTGTCGGGGTTCATAGGTGTGCAAGGTGGCGTGTTCGACGGCGGCGCGGCGCATGGCGGCGGCCATCTCGGTTTTCATCCGCTCGTGATCACCGCCCTTGCGGGAGCGGTTGACGATGATCTCGGCTTCGGTGTCGCTCGTAATCTCGTAGCCGATCACCGCGCGCTTTTGCCCAAAGCGCCAGAAGCGGCGGATGAGCTGATAGAATTGTTCGTAAGAGTGGTTTGCCGGAAAGGCCGTGACGCGGCAGTGTTGCCAGTTGAGGCCATAACCGGCGATGCTGGCCTTGGTCAGCAGGACGCGGACTTGGCTCCTCGAGAAGCCGTTGAGCCGCTCCTCCTTTTCGTCGGCCGACATTTTCCCGCTGACTTCGACCGCCTCGGGGACGGCGGCGCGGATCGCCTCGGCCTCATAGTCGGTGTCGCACCACAGACAGACGGGCTCGCCAGGGTGGTCGGCCACGACGCGGGCATATTCCGCCGCGCGGCGCTCATTGGTCAGGCGCTTTTCCTTGTGGATCGCGGTCGCGCTGCTTTCGGGAATGCGGAACAGGCGCATTTGCCCGTCCCGTTCTGCGCCGCTGTCCAGAGTGCGGTCGGCTTCCACCACGCGCCGCACGATATCCAGCGGCGGCAGCGCGAACCCGTCATCGGAAAAGCCCAAATCAGACGGCTTCGACACGCAGCGCGCCCATGAGGCCACCCAATCCCAGAACGGGCGGACGGCGTGACCCTTCAATCGCCATTCACCTGTATCCGCGCTGTCATGCAGAAAAAAGCGCGTCAGCATCATTGTCCGATTAAGGACGCCCAAGAATTCGGAGTGCTGCCCAAGCTCGGTATGGTCATTGGGCGCCGGCGTCGCCGATCCGCACAGCCGAAACGGCGTGCCCTTAAAAGCCTCGCGCAGCTTGCGCGAGGTCGCTCCGGTGAAGCTTTTCAGGATCGAGCTCTCGTCGAGGATGACGCCGCCCCAATCCGAGGGCGCGATATCCTTGAGCCGCTCGTAATTGGTGATGGCGATGCGCGGATGCGATGGCGTCGCCCCAAAGCGCGAGAGCGTCGCGTCGACGCCCATGGCCTCTGCTTCCGCCAAATGCTGAAAGCCGACGGCAAGCGGCGCGAGCATCAACACCGGCTTGTTCGTGTACTCCACGATGTGCCGGCCCCATTCGAGCATCATGCGTGTTTTGCCGAGGCCGGTGTCGTAAAAGAGCGCGGATCGGCCGGCGCGCAGCGCGAATTCGACGCCGTGGCGCTGGTGGTCGAACAGCCCATCGGACAGCTCCGGCGTGCGGCGGATGCCGGCCAGGACAGGCGTGGCGCGCTTGGTGGCGCACAGGGCCCGGTAGCGCTCAAGCTCCGACATGGCGAGCCTCCCACCGATGGCGCATGGCGCGCATGCGCGCCGATCGATAGCGCTCCTCGGAAATCCAGTAGATCACCGTCGTGTGGGTGAGGCCGACGGCCTTGCCGATGCCGGTGGTCGAGTAGAGCCCGTTGCCGGCGGCGTAGAGGCGTCTGATCACCTCAACTCGCGCGGCGACGGTGGCCCTGCGGCGCGATCGCGACAGGATGTCCTTGATGCCGATGCCGCGCTCGCGCGACACCTCCGCCGCGATGCTCAGGGTGAGGGATTTGGAGGGAATGACTTTGGTCATCACGCGGCCTCCCGCGCGGGTGCGCTCAGGATGCCCGTCTCGCCAAGCACGCGGCCGTCGGGCCGGCGTCGCGCCACAACGCGCCAATATTTCCCGTCGCGCCGAACCCGAATGGCCTCGATCTGGGCGGTAACGTTAATGGACAGCGCCAAAGCGTCATCGACGCTGTCGGGGCGCGCGCCGCCCATGAGCGCGGACCACCAGGCACGGGCGAAGTCGCGGGCGCGGCCTTGGCCCTCGAAGCTGAGCCATTCCTGATAGATCGTGAGGCCGACAAGGTAATCGACGCGCATGGTCACGTTGCCGGTGGCGACGCTCACATGACGCCGCAAATGCACGCCGGCGACCGCATGCCATTCCGCCTCGATATCGCGGGCCATGACGGCGGCCTTGGTGTCCGCCTGCCGCTCATGGCGCGGCATCGTCGGCCACTGATAGCCGCAATCATCGCATTCGAGCGCGCGCAGGCCGGCGAGCGATCCGCATTCAGGGCAAGCTTTGGCCCTGACGCTGTCCTCCTTGGTGGCTTCCGTCTTGGCCGACGATCCCGGCGCGCCCTTGATCTCGATCGCGTCGACCGGGCCATGGCGGCGCACATTGCCGCTGAAATCGAGCACGAGGCAGTTGTCCTTGCCCTCGGCGAGGCGCGTGCCGCGGCCAAGCATCTGGACATAGAGCCCGGTCGACAGCGTCGGCCTGAGCATGGCGATCAGGTCCACATGCGGCGCGTCGAAGCCCGTCGTCAGCACGCCGAAATTTGTGAGGCAGCGCAGCTCGCGCGCCTTGAAGGCGCGGATGGTCCGGTCGCGCTCCTCCCGCGGCGTGTCGCCGGTGATGCACGCGACGGCGACGCCCATGCAGCGCAAGGTAGCGGACACCTCCTGCGCGTGGTCGACGCCGGAACAAAACGCGATCCATCCCTGCCGATCCGCGCCGCGCGCCACGATCTCGGCGCAGGCCTGCTCGACAAGGCCGCCCTGCCGCGCCGCGCTTTGCAGCGCCTCCGCCACGAAGTCGCCGCCGCGCTTGGCGATGGCGCGCGCATCGATTTGCCCGGCCGCGCCATCGCGGGCGGTGAGCGGCGAGAGATAGCCGTCGCGCACGCCCTCGCCGATCCCGTAGGAGTAGACAATCCGGTCGAAGATGCGCCTCTCGCCATCGTCCAGCCGGCCGCTGTCCAGCCGGTAGGGCGTGGCGGTGAGGCCGAGGACGCGCATGTCCGGCTCGCCCTCGCGCAGCCGCGACAGGAGCTTGAGATACATCCCATCGCCGGCCTTGGGCACGAGATGCGCCTCGTCGATAATGACGAGCTGGCGCTTGCCGAGGCTGTGCGCATCCTCGCGGTGGACGGACTGAATCGACGCGAACAGAACTTGCGCGCGCCGGTCGCGGCGGCCAAGGCCGGCGCTGTTGATGCCGGCCGGGCAGGCGGGCCACAACCTGAGCGTGGCGCGCAAGTCTTGCTCGACCAGCTCCTTCACATGGGTGAGCACCAGGACGCGCGCGTCATAGGCCTCCACCACGTCGCGGATGATCTGGGCCAGGACCACGCTCTTGCCCGTGCCCGTGGCGAGGTCGGCGAGGGGGTTGCCGCCGCCCTCGCGCCAATAGGCATGCACGGCGGCAATCGCCTCGGATTGATAGGGGCGCAGCGTGGTCATGACTGGCCACCCTCGCGCTTCTCTTGCCCCTTCGCACGGCGGACGATGCCGTCGATGGGCCTCTCACGGCGGCCCATGGCTTCGAACACGGCGGCAAGCGCATAGACCGCCGTGCGCGCCTCGGCGCGCTGTTCGGGCGTGAGCGGGGTCGGACGATGGGAAAAGAGGGCGCGGTTCATCACGCGGCCCTCCCGGTACGGGCATCGGCCTCGCGCATCGCGGCCGTGAGCTGCTGGATAATGGGGTCACTCGCCTCGCAGGGCTGAAACATGACGGTCGGCTTGACGCGCAGCGTCACCGTCTCGGTCACGCGCTCATAGGTCTTGCAGATGTCCGCGCCCAAGGCCTCGCGGATCGCCTTGTCGTCATAGGTCGTGCGCGTGGAAGCGCTGAGCGTCACCGTCCAGTACACGCCCTCCACCCGTTCAATCTGGCGGGCCTTGAGCTCGTCCTTAAGGGCGTCGCGCTGCTCGGACAGCGCCTTGATCTGCGCGTCCAGCGCGCCGTACTCGTCCGCCAGATCGGCGGTGGCTCGATTGTGGAAGGGTTGCATGCGTCACCTCTCTCGTGTGAGTGAGGTGATAGTTGCGCAACTCGCAACCATGGTCAAGAGCTAATTGCGCAACGTGCAACTTTTCGTTGGTCGGGGTGCTCACCAGCAGTTCGTCACCGTGCCGACGGTGGTGCAGGTGATCGGCCGTCGGCTGAGGCTGTCGGCGACGGCATCCAGGCGGCGCGCGGTGTCGCGGCGGTTCGCGTCCTCGCGGCGCGTTTCCGCGATAAAACATTCCTCGTAGTCTTTGGTCCCCGGCCCGGCCTTTTGCGCGGCGCACCGTCGATCAATCTCGGCGCGAAGTTCTCGAATTTCGGAGAAGGACAGTTGTTCGATCATGCGCGGTCGGCACGCGGCGGATGCGAGCGCGATGGCGACGGCGACAATGGTCACAACTTTAAGCGCCCGATGGTTCATCATCGTCGTCACGCCACCTTCTTGGGGAAAGCCGCCTCTAACGTCGCCTTGATGCGCTCGATTTCATCGCGCGAGCGCCCCTGTAAAAAGGCCGCAATCCAATCATCGTCAGGATGACGAAACAAGCTCTCGCGGCTGTCGCAGTGGAAAATCTCGGCCAGCGCATCTTGCCAGCGCTCGGAGGGCGTCGCGCCGGAGAACCAGCGCGAGACGACGCTTTTGTCGGCGCCCAAAGCTTCGACGATGTCCGATTGCGACATGTGCCGCCTGTCCGCCCAATCGCGGATGTGGTGCGGCCGGTTGGGCTGCTTCTGACGATGGATGCGCGTGACGTCTGACATGTCAGAAGCATCGCCCCGAGCGGCCGCGAAAGTCGTTATCGGCATGCGCAACTTTTCCGCTTGACGTTTGTTGCGAGTTGCGCAACTATCCGCCCCATGAACAAAACGGCCCTTCAAATCGCCCTGCGCCAGAAAGGACTGAGCCTCACCGGGCTCGCCTGCGCCCTTGGCGTGAACAAGGCCACGGTGACGCGGTGGTCGCTGGGCCGCATCCCGGCTGAGCGCGTGATTGATGTGGAGCGTGTGACTGGCATCGGACGCCATGAGCTTCGTCCTGATCTGTTTGCCGCGCCTGAAGCATTGGCTGATGCCCCGCGACTGCAAGGAAATTCCTTCGACATGCTTAACGGAGAGGCGGCATGAGCGTGCAGGCGCTGGCGAGGCAGGAGGCGGCCAAGGCCTCCGAGCGCGAGGGGCAGATGGCGGCGGTGATCCTGTCGGCTGATGCCGTGGCTGACGAGGCGCGGGCCATTCAGGCGCTCGTGCGGGCCGGCTTCCGCGCCGCCGCCATCATGGCGGATTTGGACGCTGCCCTGGCTCTGGCGCGCGACTGGTCCGCTCCTGTTGCGAGGGCGGCGTGATGCGCCCGTCCTTCTTTGAAATTGCCAAGGCAGAGGATCAATACCACGCCGCCGTCTGTCGGGCGGGCCAATTTCTGCATGCGCCAAGGGTTGATGGCGCGGCTCAGGTGCCGGTTCTTTACGGGCGCGAGGCTCTGGAAGCCGCTCAGGCCACCTGCAATGCGGCGTGGACGATGTTTGAGCGCGTCGCCAGCCCGAGGCGACTGGCGGCTTACTTTCGGGTGAAGCGCGCGTTGAGGCGGAGGTCCGCCTGATGCACCTGCCCCCTCCCCTTCCGGCGAAGGCCGGAGCCCAGGCCCTGATGGGCGTTTCCTCCCTCGACTTGGCCGGGGCTTTGGCCCCGGCCCCTTTCGAGGTGGATATCTGGCTGCCCATCCCGCCCCCGGCGAACAACCTGTTCATCAACGTGCCGGGCCGCGGCCGCGCCCCATCGCGGCGCTATGTCGAGTGGCAGCGCGAGGCGCTGGCTATGGTGGCGCGCCAGGCGCCAGCCCGCATCGACGCCGACGCGATCGCCTTCGTGGCCCTGATGCCAATGGGCGTGCGCGCCGATTTCGATAACCTGTTCAAGGCGCTGCAGGACGTCATCGTCAAGGCCGACGTCATCGAGAATGACCGTCGTTTGCGGCCCATCGCCATGCTGCCCTGGCGCGGCATGCCGGACCATGTGTGCCGGGTGCTGATGGCTCCGGTTCCCCCATCCGACGCGCCGGCCCGGCGCGGACGGCGGCCCAAGGTCCCTGTCGCCGGCGTGGTGGCGGCAGGGACCGAGGCGGCCTGAGTTTCCCGCGCCGGGGACGCTCGCGAGAGCGCAAAACCCGGTCACCTCTCCCGGTCCCCGGCGCGCGGACCAATCCACCGGGAGGGTGATCACGAGAGAGGTGTCACATGGGATTTCTGGAGAAGGTGAAGGCGCTGCGGGCCGACAAGCCCCCGCGCATTCTGATTTATGGCCCGCCCAAGATCGGCAAGACGACGCTGGCGAGCGAGTTTCCGTCGCCGATCTTCCTGCAGCTTGAGGATGGCGAGAACGAAACGGAGGTCGCTGGCCTCAACCGCGCGGAACTGGCCAGCTTCGGCGACGTCATGGACGCCATGCGCGAGCTTTATGAGCAGGATCACGACTATCAAACCCTCGTCATCGACAGCCTGAGCGAGCTGCAAAAGCTGATCTACGAGGAGACGTGTCGCCGCGGCGATGACAAGGGCAACGCCAAGCAGCGCATCGAGGACTTCGGCTATGGCAAGGGCTACGTCTATGCCGTGAACGTCTGGCATGAATTTCTGGACGCGCTGAACATGCTCCGCATCGGGCGCGGCATCACCTGCGTCCTCATCGGCCACGCCAAGGTGGACCGCTTCGATGATCCGGAGACGGTGAGCTACCACCGCTACGAGATCGACCTGCACGATCGCGCGCAAAAGACGCTTGAACGCGAGATGGACGCGATCCTGCTCCTGAAGCGCGACGTCACGATCAAGACCGAGGACGCCGGGCCGAACAAGAAGCGCGCCCATGCCGAGGGCTCGAATGTCTGGATTTGCTGTGAAGGCAAACCGAGCCAGATCAGCGGCTCGCGCTATGCGCTGCCGCCGAAGCTCATCTACCGCAAGGGGCAGGGCTATCAGGCGCTCGCGCCGTTCCTGCCGGCGCAACCTGCGCCCATCGCCGCCGTCAAAGCCGCCTGAGGAGAGGGATCATGGCTGATCTGGGCACACTCGAGAATTGGGACCACGTCGAAGCGCAACAGCCTTTGGAGGCGCTGCCGGCGGGCGCTTACACGCTTGTCATCGTCGAGAGCGACGCCGCGATGGTGGAGAGCGCGCAGGGGCGGCGCATCAGCGTCACCTATGAGGTCGTCGGCGGGCCCTATGATGGGCGCAAATCCTGGGACCGCTTCGACATCGACCGCACGGCGAACACCAAGAACGGCGAGCGCATGATCGATCTGTCGCGCTTCAAGACCTTGTGCGAGGCGGTCGGGTTGCAAGGGTCGCCGCGCGACACCTCACAGCTTCATGCCATCCCGTTTCAGGCATCGGCCCGTGTCGAGACGGACCCGAGCGGGCGCTATGCACCGAAGAACCTGTGGGGCTCGTATAGGCCCGCCCAAGGCGGGCCGCCCGCGCCGCAGCAAGCCGCGCCGATGCAGCGCCAGCCCGCGCCGCCCGTCCAGCGCCAAGCCGCGCCGCCGCCGGCGGCCAATGGCGGCGGCAAGATGGCGTGGCCCGGTCGCCGCTGACAGAGATGCCGTAGTCCGTGGCTGGGAACCACGGACGATCCGTTCCCAGCGGGGCGCGCGACAGACATTGCGCGGCGGCGACTTCCCTCTTCCGAACCAAAACCCAAGCGCCGCCGCGACCCTTCGCGGCGAACGGCGGCGCGCGTCCGCGAGAGAGGCTATGGCCATCATATCCCAAGTGCAATCGCGCCTCAGCGTCCTGATCGACCGCGCGTGCGAGGCGGCGGACAGGCCGCGGCCGCTCATGACCGCGCGCGCCTCCAAGCTCGGCACGGCGTGCGACCGCCAGATCTGGTACGCCCTGCGCTGGGCGCATCCGCCGGCGGAATTCAACGGGCGCACCTTGCGCATCTTCGCGCGCGGTCATCATCGCGAGCCGATCATCGCCCGTTATCTCGAGATGGCGGGGCTCACGGTCGAGCGCGTCAATCCTGAGACAGGCGAGCCATGGGCGGTGCGCTTTGATTTCGGCCCTGGCCAGCAGCCCCTGACCGGTCATCTCGACGGCGTGGTGACGGGCGTTCCGGAAGCGCCAGCCAAGCGCCACGTTCTTGAGATCAAGACGATGAAGGCCTCGCGCTGGCTCGAATGGCGCAGGCGCGGCGTTGCCGCGAGCCATCCGACCTATTGGGTGCAGACGCAAATCTACATGCTTGGCATGGGGCTGGATCGGGCGCTGGTCGTGGCCGAAAATCAGGACACGTGCGAGATCGAGGCCGAGCGGGTCGAACTGGACCCAGTGGCGGCCGAGCGCCTGGTAGAGCGCGCCCGCCGCATCGGCGCGGCGGAGACAGCGCCGCAGCGCCTTTCGGACGATCCGACGTTTTGGCAATGCCGCGAGTGCCCGGCGCGCGAGCTCTGCCATGGCGTGACGTTGCCTCAGCGCAATTGCCGGACTTGCATGGCCGGCGGCGCGACAGGGCAATGCACGCGCTTCAGCCCGGCCCCGACGGACGATCCGGAGCGCGGATGCGATTTTCACCTGTTCGACCCAGCGCTGATGCCCGGCGACCTGACCACATGGGACGATAGCGCGATGGTCGCGACCTACATGCTGAGGAACGGCGACACGTTCATTGATGGGCAAAGGAGAGAGGCATCATGAGCGTCTTTTGCAAAGACTGTAAGCACTACCGCGCATCAATTAATTCGCCCGCCCTCTACATCCCTGGGCAGTGCGAGCGCCCCCAGCTCGGGCGCTGCCTTGTCACTGGCGCAGCGAACTCGTCCGACCCTTACAAAGAACGGACCTCGGAAGACGAGAACTCATGCGGCAGGGAGGGGAAGTTCTATGAGCCAGCAGATCGGTCGGGGTGGCTTTACAGTGTTAGGGGGCGGTTATGACTGACACCAAGGAATTGCGAAAGCGACTGCGGGCGCGACACCTTGAAGGCCCGCGCGTCCTCGGCAGCAGCATCTACGAGCAAGCCGAGGAAGCTATCGACTGCGTTGAACTTGAGCGGGACGAGGCGCGGGCAGACGCCGATCTGTGGGCCAAGAAATGCGATCTGGCGGCCGACGAATGGCGCAAGCAGGAGGCGCGGATCAAAGAGCTCGAAGGTGAATTGGCTCGCGTCGAGCAGTTGCACCGAAATGCCATCGGGCAAGCGGCGGCGGCTTATCGATTGGGGGTCGAGGATTTGGTGCGCGAGGCTGAGACGCGGCGCATCGGCATGGCTCGGCAGGCCTTTGAGCTTGGCAATTTGGGAGAGAAGGCATGAGCACCGTCCCCTATGCGGGCGCGACCTCGGGCGCTGCGGCGCGGGCAGAGGCCACGAAACTCCTGCGCCAGATGGGGTGCGAGAGCGTGGGGTTTATGGACGACTTCGCCAAGCACGAGGTCATCGTTGCGTTCACCCACCGTGGTCGCCCGGTCCAGCTGCGGGCCTCGGCCAAGGGCTGGGCGGCCATGTGCCTGAAGGCCGAGCCGTGGACCCCGCGCCGCCGCGACAGTAGAAGCGACTACGAGAGGAAGGCTCTCGACCAAGGGCTCATCGCCATCAATTCGATCATCCGCGATTGGGTCAAGGGGCAGGTCACGGCGGTCGAGTGCGGGGTGATGAGCTTCGAGGCCGTCTTTCTCCCGTACATGGTGGCGGATGACGGGCGCACGCTCCTGGAACACGTCACGCAGAGGAATTTGCTGCCGCCGCCTGCGGCGAAGGGAGACAAGCCATGACCGCTGACGCCTTCGCCTATCCGCCGCGAGGCATGGGGCGCGAGGAGGCGGCGCGCTATGTCGGCGTGAGCACGACGCTGTTCGACGCCATGGTGGCCGATGGGCGGATGCCTAAGCCGCGCACGGTCAACGCCCGCGTGATCTGGGATCGCGTCGGCCTGGACGCAGCTTTCACCGCGCTGCCGACCAAGGGCAACGCGATTGACGCCGCGCGAGGCCAAGCGGCATGATCGCGGCCCATGAAGGCATTCCCCGGCGCATCCTCTTACCGTGACCGCCACGGCCGCACGCGCTGGCGCCTAAGGCTCGGCAAGCGCTTCATCGCCTTGCCCGGCGACCCAAGCGCCAGTGAGGCGTTCCACGCGGCTTACGAGGCAGCCCTGACGGGACAGGCGAGGCCGGCCGCTACCTCCGTCGCTCGCCATCCATCATCGGCCGTACCGCGCTCCCTGAGGGCGGCGTGGGCCATTGCCCGGCGTGGCCTCAAGGGCAAGCCCGAAACCATCCATCGCCAGACCGCGATTGCCGAAGCGTTCTTGCGCGCGCCGGTGGCGGCCGGCAGCGCCCTGGCATGGGGCGACGCGCCGGTGGCGGATTTGAAGCGCCGGCACATCAAGGCGATCCTGCAGGAGCGATCGGAGACGCCGCACGCCGCGCGCCACGTGCTCGGGATCATCCGGAAGATCGTCGTGGCCGCGATGGATGAGGAATGGATTGAGGTCGATCCGACCCATCGCATCAGCTACCGGCCGGAGCATGAAGGCTGGCGCGCCTGGACGATCGAGGAGCGCGAGGCCTTTGAGCGCCATTGGCCGGTCGGCACGATGCCGCGCGCGGCCTATGCCATCGCCCTTTGGCTCGGCAATCGACGGGCCGATGTCGCGACGCTGCGATGGGACGCGATCAGGCCGACCGGCGTCATGGTCTTTCGCCAGTCCAAGACTGGCGAGGCGATGGAGATGCCCATCCTTGACGAGCTGTGGGCCGCGATCTGCACGCTTCCGGTCCGATGTGAGACGATCCTGAGCACGACGCATGGCCGGCCGTTTTCCTCGAAGAGCCTGACGGGCCATGTCGCGATCTGGACGGCAAAGGCCGGCCTGCCGTCCGGCTGCACGCTGCACGGCCTCCGCAAATCCCTGGCACGCGATCTGGCGGACCATGGGGCGACGGCGCATCAGATCATGGCCGCCCTCGGCCATCGCACGCTGCAACAAGCGGAACTCTACACGCGCGAGGCGAACCGCCGCCGCATGGCCGACGAGGGCATGGCGAAGGTCGTGAAGCTCAAGGTGCGACCCTGAGTGCGAACCGACGTGCGAACCGATTTCCAAGCCATTGATCGGGCTGAAATCTGGCGCTCCCAAGGGGAGCGCGCTCTTGTCGCGATCTCAAAGCTTTAAGGAGATGTTCGCACAGGCTGATTTCCCGTATGTTCACGGAGTTCGCTGCGACCGCATGGCCTCGCGCACAAGGTCGCGCGTCTCTCGGATCAAGGCCTCGAGAGCCGCCATCCGTTCGCTCATGCGGGCGCTGTCGGCCGTCGCATTGGCGCGCAGCTCGGCCTGCTTTTCGGCGGCGTTGGCGAGCTTGTCGATCTCGATCTTCATGTCCTGCTGGCGGTCCTGAAGCCGCTCAAGCGCGATCCATTGCGAGCTGAGGAAGGCGATGATGGGGATCAAGCTCCACAGCGCGACCTTGCGCGGGATGACGAAGTATCCGCCGTCTTTTTCGGCATCGTCGGAGAGTGGCAGGCCTTCACGCGTCATCGGGGTCTGGTCCAGCATAGGGCGGCGACGCCGCGCTCAAAGTGCGAGTCGAGGCGGCGTTGGCCGTCGCGGGTGGTGGCGTTGACGCCGATCAGGCTGTCGTCGATGACGCCGCAGGGCCGGCTAAGGACGCTTGGCGAGGCACAGGCCGCGAGCGCGGTCCCAATCGCGCCCAAGGCTATAGCAGTGATCCACGGTGATCGTTGCATCGTCGGCGTCCTTTTCGGCCTTGCGGTGGATAGCTTCGGCGGCGGCGCGCTCGCGCTCGCGGCCAAGCTGAAGAGCGTTGTCGCGGGCTTCCCAGAGAAGCACGCCCACAAGGGCCGCCGCGGCGAGGGCGGCCCATGCTTGCCAGGGGATGAGCGCGAACATCAGACGCCATCCTCCTTGAGCTTGCGCGAGCGGTCCCACCAGATGAACCCGGCCGCGCTGATGATGACGATGGCGGCCACGATCCACGGGCCGGCCGCCATCAGCCCGGCCACGTTGTCGCCAGCCGATCGCGCGGCCTGAAGCGCCTCGTTGATGGGCGTCATCGATCCGAGCACGCCGGTCGCAATGGCCGCCGCACCCGTCTTTGAGCGGGCCATGC